TGTTGCACTTAATGGATCTATTTTCATAGTCTTACAAATTCGACGAAGTACAAGTTATTGGGACCGTAAGGTATGAGTCGTAAAAACTTAAATCCCAAGTGCTTGAGCAACTTGAGGTGTGTGGTGTTTCTTATGTCTGCACAGTTAAACAAGATTGGATATTCTAATGCATTAAGCCATCGTCTGGCTTCTTTACAGAACAGAAGAGGTATCTCTTTTACTGCTGGCGTACAGTGCATCCAAATACACCCGTCAGCCGACACACCAACGATGCCAATATCTCTACCATCGTCCAATGAGAACACGGTAGCTTCAGAAGTCAGAATATCCTGAGACAAAGAAAGGACAGGATTAAGTCCTGCCCCTTCGTAGATCTCAGCAATATCAGCTGTTAAAAGGTTGCCTGAAAGTTTGGGTACATCAATAAGGGTGGCTTTACGAAAGACTATTTTAGGCACGCTTGTAGAAACGATTGTTATAGCGGCCCTCCCAGGTAAGGCCAAGAATACTTACAGGGAACGGGGTGTCGCCAATAATGTTAATACTGAGATTTTCGTTTCTCTGATAAATTGGTACAACATGTATAGCAGCGGCTTGCATGTTGACATTATTTAGAGCGTAGCCATTAGGTAGAGTGACGTTAGTGATATTGCTCCAGGTAGGAATGCCTGTAATTCCGACTTGGTAGGTAACAGGACCACTAAGGCCAGTTGCTACATTGAGACGGTGAATAATGAGATCAGCTGTATAGTCAGTCGAAGACGTATCATTGTCGTTCTTGGTGATAAAGAATTTAGGAAGTGAAACGTCCATGTTATAGAGGTAACCGATTACAAGATCACGGCCTCTATAGTCTCCACTGATATCAGCATAGTATCCACCTGCAGAGCCCTGTACGGTGGGGTAAAGTACAGCGCCTACCGACTGACTAGAGACTGCATTAGAGCCTCCTATAAAGCCTCCTAAAGCCATTACAGTAAATGTCTTACCAGCGATGTGGTTGTAAGGCAAGAAAACACGGGTTGTGTCAGCACCAGAGTTATACGTTCTGTATGGGTTTGTATCAAACCAGTCAAGACATACGTCCGTCTTTTCTCCAGTAGGAAGAGTAAGAAAGCCTTCTTCGTTGGATTGGGTTAAATCATAACTAAGAACTTGTACAAAACTTCCATCAGAGACAACAGTATAATATGTGCTCGCGTCAAAGAATTGATCAAGAAGATTGCCAGTTAAATTCCACTTGTACCAGCTTTGGGCAGGTCTCTTTTCACCATCTTGTAAAAACTTATATTGGTAGATAGTTGACGACCCCTTGGTTCCTAGAGACACAATGGAAAGCCCAGAGGAAGAGATAAGAGTATCTACAGTGTTAGGAATAAGCTCAGGAACAGGTTTTGACTGTTCAAACATGAACGGAGGCCGATCATTACTTATCTCAAAAAGCTCATATACACGGGTGTAGAGAGGCGTCTTTGAAATAAAGGCTTGAGTTGTTCCAAGTTGCACAGCCGCAACATCAGGCTCGCACTCGTATGTGCTAAGTGTGTTAATCTTGGAAGTCTTAGGACTAAGAATATCAGAATCTGTTGTTAACAGAAATTGATCATTTTGACCGTAAAGAACCAGCCCAACACTGGCTTGAAGAACGTAGTTAAGATTTACAGGTCGAGTTGAGGAGGCAGTGATATCAATAGGATCGTCATCACTGACAGTGAGGGCAGTATTAACAAAGAAATTAAAGTAGTCACCCGCTCTGCTAAGTACAACGGCCTCCTGAGAAAGGAAACCAAGTCGATTCCTATAGAAGAATAAATTATTAATAGTGGACCCTACAAAGCTGGGCAGGGGGTTAGTGTTGTTATCTCCTACAAGACGATCTTCCCACGTTACTGGCCCAAAAGTAAATGATCCATTTGATTCCCGAACAAGCTGATGAGGCATAGTAAGCTCATCAAGTTGGTAGGTAATACCAGGCGCATTAGTCTCTTCCCAAACACCAGGACCATAGGCTTGAGAATTAGTGGTAGCAAATTGAACCCACATGTCATCGACATCAACGTCTTGAGAGTTGACGACCTGTACTTTGTACCCATTTTTGGACTGATTGGGTAAGCGGGAAATAGTGGACACTTGCGTCTGGAAAGCAAAAATCCCGTCGTCTTGAGTAGAGCCCTTAGTCTCAATAGTGAAAGCACTACTGTGACTGATGTAAATACCTGGGCCTACAGCAACAGCTGTGAAACCTCCACTTCCGTTAATAGAACTAGCTAGATTTGAAGTAATAGTTTGCGTATCAGCAACACCTCCTGACGTATCAGCAGGAGTTGTATAGCTGAAGGTTGTACCATTAAGGACAACTTGGTACTTGCTGTTGTACGCTACAATGGTGACAACTACCATAGCCTGGTGGGGAAGTGCAGCTGTTGTAGCTGCCTTCATGGCAACAACCTTCTTCTTGTTTAGTACAAAGGTGTAGTCATTAAGGGTAAGAAATTCAAGGTCAGTAGAAGCTGCTCCACTAAGATACGCATTGGCGGGAACTGTGGTGATGGCACAGTTTGAAAGCTGAGTATTGTAAAGAGATAGCTTTGTGGCTTCATCAGATACAGCGTTATTGTAATTCGTCTGCGCTGATGTCATTGCAGACAACGCTGTGCTGAGTTGACCTGCTGTATGGGTAGCCGCAACCGTTAGGGCTGCTTGGAAGACACGGTAGCCTTGACTAGCAAGTAACGGATGCTCGTTGGTAAGTTCGGTGGTGAGTGTGTATCCAGCTGGCAGTGTAGAGGAAACAGAGACAACAGTATTGTTGTTCTTGACAGTAAAGATACCCGCTGCATTCTTAAGGATGCCAGAAACCAGTACCTGATCTACCTCACCATACGGGTACGAGTAATTGACTTGAAATAAAGGGATCTGGGTAGCAGCCTGACCCTCTAAAGTTTCAGCATAAGTTGACTGAGCATTATTTAGTTCTGTTAGCCTGGTAGCAGTTAGAGTTCTTGCAGTTTGATAATTGGCAAGAGCTGAAGTAAGGTTGTTCTGATTACAAGTACCAGGAACACCAGTGTTGGAACCCATGTTCACACGTCTTGGTGAACCATCTAAGAGATTCCAGATGTGAAACCTGTTATTTACGTACTGACCTACATACTTCTCTTGATCATCCCTAAGGATTGAAAACCAACGACCGCCTGAAGAAGCGTTAACAAGACTCGTAACATACTTACCTCCAGGACGCTTAAGCAAACCAAGAGCGTAGTCAGGAAAAGCATTCACTAAGTCTTTGACTTGACCTAAGAACTTACGAGTATCGGGCTGTTGAGAAATACCTAAGTATAGGTTAGGAATCCTTTGGGTAACTGATGTCATCGCGCAAGAGCCTGATACGGGGAGTAACTGGTGTAGTAGTTTTGGCCATCACGGAATCCAAACATTGAGTAGTCACCTTGATTACACTCATATTCAAGTGCAAAAGCACGTGTCTGCAATTCCTGTTCTGCCAAGAGTTTGTTAATCTCCGCATCTCCAATTATTTTGGTACTACACATACGTGCAGCTCTGGCTACGATGTACGCTTGAACAGGTGGAGGGATATCCGTGAAGTCAAAGTACCAGACGACATCGCCTTTGATAGGCTCGTTGAACTGATACGTGTGGTTAAGCCTGTCGTAGAGTTTCCCGTTGCGTCGAATTACATCGTAATCGCTATAGTGATAATATCTATTAGTATCAAGCTGTAAAATGTTATAGGGGAAAAGAATTTCTTTTGTAACTGAGTCAGGAGTGAAATGGTATTCGCGTTCAGTGTTAAACACCCAACCTTCAGATTGTACCTGCTTGTTGATTTCCCTCAGGGTATTTAGAACAATAGCAACCTCAGGGTTCTGAAGATCAAGAGTGGTGACAGGTGCCTGCCCCACCGAGCTAAGTATTTGATTTACAGCATCCAGTTCGGTGGACACAGCATAAGTAGGAAAGGACATATCAGTCTCTTGTTAAAAGGAGAAAGGGGAGCAATACATACTCCCCCATTATTCAATGATCAGGTACGAGTGGCGTCCAAAGGAGGACTATCACATTCGACACCAGAGTATGCAAACCGCAGAGCTTGGGTTTCAGAAAAGACCTTCGATGCAGTAGTAGGAGCCGACCTGCTAGTACGGGCCACAGAGCGCCGTACAGCAGCGTTACCAGCTACAGCAAGGTTGCCATTATCGGAGTAGCTAGTGCCATAAGCACCAGTCACAGCGGACGGCAGAGAAGATTCAGTTCCGGAAACACCATTGCCACCTGCGGCAGAAGCAGTGTTAGCCATGAAAATGTACCTCAGTTGGTATAGTTAACAGTGTTCACACGGAATGTTGCGTTGGTTGTTCCAGCTACCGTAAGAATGTCGCCAATTCGATAACCATCACCACCACTAGCTACGGTCT